GTGAGCGGATAAGAGAGGGCCATCAGACAGACTCCTTCGCAGCGCGCTTCGCTTCACCGCCACGGGTCGCATCGAATGCAACACCGCACGCGTCGGCCGTGGCCTTGTCGGCCGGCCAGAGCGCGCCGCTCTTCACTTCGTCGCGGTAGTGCGACAGGAACTCGGAAAACTGCGGGTGCGTCTCGGCCACCAGGGGGAGTTCGACGACTTCGCCCGTGGGCTCCCACGATGTGGACGACATACCAGCCGCACCCTCGACGACGACGCCGGTGCGACCGACGAATGCGGTGCGCGGAATCTCGACGGCGTCGACGAGGATGCCGACACCCAGCGGCCCACCAGTGAGGCGGGGGAAAACTCGAAGCTTGAGCATGCGTGTGCGTTCCTGCGGCGCGCGAAGCGGCCAGCGAATGCGCTCCGAGGAGCAATGGAGAATGACGACTAGGAAACTTGGGACATCGGGCCTTGGTCGCCCTGGTGGAACAGGTCCACGATGTCTTCGGGCTGAATCAGATCCTCGGCCGTGCGAATCCGCATGGACTTGAGGCGGCCGGTCTTCGGTTGCCGCACGTGGAGCCACACGCCATCGGCGCGGTGCTCGATGTACTCGGGCGTAGGAAGCGGCAGGCCGGTCGCGAGCGTCGCGAGGTGACCAACGAGTCCGGCGCGCATGTACGAGCGGCCTGGCTTGCGGTGGTGGTGCGCCACCATGGCTTCGTAGAGAGGCGTTGTCATGGCGTCTTGACCTGCACGACGCCGGGCATCTCGGTATTGTCCGAGGCTTGGCGCAGCGCGATGGAGGTGTCAGTCCCAGAGAGTGGATCGAACGAACCGGCAACCAGATTGCGGCGCTCGCTCACCATGCACGTCATGCGAATCGTAGGAAACGCGAGGTCTTTGCCGTTGCCCCACATGCGCACTTCGTAGTTCGTAAACCCGATGTCGCGCAGACCGGCGAGTTTCCAAACCTGGACGCCGCCGAGGTAGCCCGGATGCGATCCTTCGGTCGTGCGGTCGACCAGCGTGTCGCGCACGCCTTTGACGAAGGGACTCAGCACCTCGGCCTGTGCGGCCGTCAGCGGCGGCATGGACCACTCGACGATCCACGTCTCGTCGGCCTTGTCCCACTGGACGCTCTGTTCGCCGATCTTGCCACTCACGCGATAGACCGCGAGCAGCGGAAAGGGAACTTGCGCTTCCGTGAGGTACGGCGCCGGATCGTACGGCCACGACGCTTTGACGACCGTGGCCGCCACGTCCGAGCGGCCCGCAGCGATGCACTCCTGCGACCAGCGTTCGCCGAGAAAGCGCTGTAGAACGAATGCCCAGAAGTCGAGCGCGTAGTAGATCGAAGGATCGATATCCTTCAGTGCGCTGTTGCCGGTGCTGACGGCGACAGGGTAGACCGATCCGCCAAACTGAAACGTCCCGCGTTCGAGCGCGGTCGACGTGTAGAGGCCGGTGCCTGCGGGCCCCAAGCCAGCCGGCTCGAGGCCTGCGCCTGCGGTGCCGCTCACGGCACAACCGACGTTTTACTGACGACAAACGTGTAGCGAAAGCTCTTCGACACGTCCTGCGAAACCTTCTTGAACCACGCACCCGTGTCTGGCATGCCCGGCCCCGTCAGTTTGAAGTAAATCTCACGCGCGGAGCCATCGACCGGAGGCTCAAACACACTCACCGCATCGTTGTCGGCGGAGCTTCCCGCGTACGGGGGCGTAATGGGGCCGATCACCATGTCTTCCGACTGGTAGAGCCCGCCCGATGCAACAACCTCGTCTTGTCGGATCTGTCGCACGCGCGGCGACCCAATGCCGAGGTCGAGTTTTAGGCCCGTGTCGACTGTCGTCTTCGTGCCGAGTCCAGGGCGCCCGCCACTCCATACGACCGTGCGCACCGCGACCGTATAGAGACGCAGTCCAGCGCGCACGGGGATGGCGCGCAGTATGTCGATCATCGGCAGAAGCCGATTGCGCAGGTCTGTCGCGCTGCCTGCCATTAGTAGAGTTCCATGCGCCCGCCGCCACGCTTGGCGTTGCGGATGTTCGGCACACCAATCGCGTCGGCTAGGTCATTGCGTGCAATGTCGCGCTGATACACGAGGTCGTCGATCTTTGATCGTTGCCCGCGGCCGCGATTCCCCTGCGCGCCAAAGAATTCGATTTCGTCCACGCTCTTGATGCCGCCCGCGGCGGGGGCCGTGTAGCGCATCTCGGTCTCGATGCTCGTCAGACGAGCGAGGATGCCGCGAACAATCTGTTCGGCACCATTTAGGGCCACGATCCAAAGCGATGGGCCGTGCGCGAGGAGCGTTTGACAGAGAATCTGCCCAGATCCAGAAGTCTGTACGGTGGCTGTTTCCTGCGACGCGCCCACGTCGAGAATAACGCTCGCGCCTGCCACGAACCCCGTTGGATCCGTCAGCACGATGAGACTCGACACGGGGACGGTGGTGGTCGAAGCAACCACCACCGTGGTCGACGTGGTTGCCGTGTCCGTCAGATAGGGGACGATCGCCTTGTCGAAGACGGCGCTAAAGCCAATGTAGGGTTCTGCCCCGATCCGCGTCAGAGGGTAACCCAAGTGATACCGGATAGCGTCTATCTCGGTCGAATACAGCGCCATCGGCTACCTTCTTTCGATTGCAGCCAATGGCGCCGACTACGAACTAGACCAGACTGCCGATCAGGCCGCGCGCCAACGCTTGCGGAAGCTATAGCTGACGATCACGCTGTCGCCCGCAGCGCCAGTGACGACGCCGCTCAGCACCGCATAGCGGATGTACGGCGTGACAGTGCCGAGGCCCGCGAAGGAATGAATCACCGTGGTGGTCACGAGCGAGCCGGTGCCGGCGGCAGCGAGCTGCACGTTGGCTGGAGCGTTGAGACCGACGAGGTCACTCCAGTTGACGCCGTCATACGATCCCTGCCACTTGCCAGTGACGGTGATCGTGCTGGTCGTCAGCTTGTATTGCACCAGCGCTGCGAGCGTGTCCCACTCGAAGTCACTGTTTGCGACCGCCATCACGAGGCCGGCCGAACTCGACGTGGTGCCAGCAACGATGGTGTTGAGTGCGATGTTCGACCCGTTCATGGTCGCGATAGCCGCGCCGCCTGCTGAATAGGCGGTAGCTGCGCCGGTGAACACGTTGCGCTTGAATTGTGCGAGAAGAGCCATTGTTGTTTTTCTCCGCCGTCTCCGGCGACTTTCCGCGGCTACATCGAGCGCGATCGCCTAAGCCGCTGCGATCGAACACATGTCGAGACGGCGCGCAGGCAACGTCGCCCGCGCGCTCATCTCGCTCCGATCACGACGTGTGCAACTGCACCGCGAAACGGTTGTCAGCGATGTTGTATCCGGCGTAATGAAGGTGAACGACCTTCGCGTGCTCGCCGTAGTTGTCCTCGTTCGCCGCCACGACGTAGGGCAGAGCGCCCATGCCGCACGCAACCATGCCCGGGCCAAACATGACGCCGGTTGTAACCGTGACGCTCTGAGCGTTGACCGAGGTCGGGAGCGTGGTGGCTTCGTAGATCTTGCAGCCGGGGATCTTGGCAACGAACGAGTTCTCGATGGACGAGCCGCTCGTGACCGGGTTCTGTCCGTTGATATCGAACCCGGTGAAGCCAGCGGCCTGCGGGTCACCCATGATCTGACGCTTCTGCGTTGGCGAGATGAACGCGCGATAGCTCCCATCCGCGAAGGTCGGGATGTTGGCGTTCTTGAGGGTTTCCACGCCGCGGAACATCATGTCGATGTCCATCGGAAGATCGCCCACGGCCTGCGACTGGTTGTCAGTGGTGAACGCCTGAGGCCAGAGCGTGGTCGAGCCACTCGCGAGGAACGCCGCCATTGCGGTGTCGAGGAGACGATCGAGATCGCGCTGGAGGTGGAGCGCGACATAGTCGACGAGCGAGTGAAGCGCGACCGTCGAGTCGAACTTGTCGATCACGAACGGCGCAACCGCCGATTGCGTCGAATCGTACGGCCCGCCGTAGCGTTTCAGCGTGACGGTGACCTGCTCGCTGCCGATGTCGATACCGGTCTGCGAGATGCTCGAGCCGCTGGTGATTTCGCGGCTGGCGAGCGTGAATCCACCCGAGCCGTAGCGCGGGCGGTTGATGCGCACGGTGTGACCGGGCGACTTGCCGAGCTCTGGAACCACGATGAACGCCTGCGCGCTCGCAGCGTCCACCGTCGCCATGCCGAGGCGGGCCATCGCCTGCCAAGGAGTCGCGGCAGCGCCAGCGCCAGGGATGCCGCGCGCCGCGTTGACGCCGGCAAAGCCGGGCATCGAGGCCATGAGCGCATTGCCCAGCGCGGCTTTGAGCAGCCACGCGAACGGGTACTGCGGCTCGGGAGCGAGCAGCATTCGTCCACTGGTAACGTCGAAGAATTCCTCCGGGAGAGAGGCTCGGTTTAGAATAGCCATTGAGGCATGTCCTTATTGATTGCTCCCCGGAGTCAGACTCGGCGGGTTAGCGCTTGTGATTGGCGAGGATTTCCGACTCGTGTTCCAGAGTCGCAAACAGGAGTGAGGCGCCATTCGCACCAGCGAACGGCGAGTTACCTGCACCCACTGCCGACGCGGCAGAGGTGCGAGTTTGGCGATACCGCTCGATGCCCGGAATCTCCGACGATGCGGATCCGGGTGCGGGCGCGGGCGGCTGCGCGGTGTGTGCGGCGGCCGTGGAAGGAGGCGCGGCGGCAGGCGCGGCAGCGGCGATGGCCGGCCTCTGCGCGGCAACCATCGTGCGGAGTGCGGCGATCTGTTGAAGCTGCGAGCTAGGGTCGTCCCCTGCGATCGACTTCACGATCTCGCGCTGCTTGTCGTCAAGCGCGCTCATCTCGAGATCGGCATACGTCTTGAGCGCTGCGACTTTGGACTCGAGGTCAGCCGCTTTCGCCTCGGCGGCATTCGCGCGTTGAATCTCGGCGCGCATCTTCTCTTTGCGCGATTCGTCTTTGGACTTCGCCTCGGCAATGACCTGCGCGGCGGGAACGCCCTTCGGCGCCTTGAGACCCAGTTGCTTGAGAACGCTACGGCGCTCGCGCTCGAGACGCGCGGCGGCATACGGCGCCTCCTCGGCGGCGGGGCGAGTGGCCTCGGCGGCGGCGGGAGCGGCGGTGGTCGTTGTTGCGGGCGTGCCGGTGGCGGCAGGCGCCGCGGGATTCGCGGGCTCGGTCATGGTGTATCTCCCAGCCGCTCATGCGTGAGCGGGTTTTCGTTGCCGCGTTGGTCCGGACGCGTGGCCGTGAGTTGGGGAGCGGGCGCCGCACGCAATCGCGTGGGCGCCCTGCTGTGTCGTCGCGATCAGACGGCGGTGAAGTGGACCGTCACAGTGCCAGCGCGGTCCCACGCGGCAACGGTCGTGGTCGCCGCGGAACCGGCCGTGTACGCGCTGAAGAGGTTGAGCGTCACGTTGCCGGCCGAGACCGCCACCGACTGCGGGTAGAGCACGGGGCCGTTGGTTGCGGCGGCCTGCGCACCGGGCGCGGGGCCGGGCGACGCGGCGAAGATCGTCACGGTCTTGCCGTCGCGGCGCCGGTTCTGCATCAGCGTGGCGAGCGTTGCCGACGTGACAGCGCCCTGATCCGTACCACCGCCACCAAGCTGGATCGTGTCAGCGCCGCCGGTGTAAGGGGTGGACACGAGATCGAACGAGACGAGCGCGGTTCCACCGAGCGTGGTGCCGAGAGGCTCCGCGAGAAAGACGATGCCCTTGATGTTTGCCTGACGAGTAGCCATGAGAGTGCCTGTCCTGTCTCCCTACGCGGGAGAGGTGGGTGGGGACGCCGAGTGCCAATCACCGGGCGGCGTGCGCGAATCAGGTCTTCGAGATGTAGCCCTGAATCGAAACGCGAATGTTTTTGGTAGCTGTGATCGTCGCAGCCGTAGCGCGCAGCGTGGCGCCCGGGCGTGTGACGATGTTGCCGGGGTACGGTGCGAGCGGGATTCCCGCTGTCGACGACACGTAACCGGACAGAATGTTTTGCGGGCCGCCTGTGCCGCCCGTGCCGTCGTCGACCGTCACCAGCGTCACGGTGGCGTCGGAACTGGTGATGACGATGGCAGTGATGTACTGTTTCTCGCCGGGCGCGGGCGTGTACGTTTGGCCGGTGCCAGCATACGTGTACGTGAGGTTCGCCGACGGCGCGCCGCTCGTGAGGTCGACCTGCGCCTGAAACGGCGTTCCGGAGAGTGCTCGGAGCGACATTTATCGCTTGCCCCTCTTGGGCTCGTCGGCAGAGGGCGGGGGCGCGGGACTCTTGACCCATGACGCTTCGCCGCACTTCGCGCACGACGGATTCGTATCCGCGGCGTCGTTGCCGCAGCATGCACAGCGCTTCATGGAGATACCTATTCAGCGGCCGAGACGGCGCGCAGCGGTTGCACGCGGGCCTTCGGCTTCGCGCGGGTGCGGCGTCGGCGCTTGCCGACTCCCATCATCTTGTCGAGCATGGCGAGCTCAACGCGGAACGACTCGAGCCGCGCGATCTCCAACATCAGGAAGTCACGACGCGCGCGAATGGTGCCGAGAATGTCACTCGACGGAGCGTGCACAGGTGGCAGCGCGGAGGGCGGAGCGTGCGCAACGGGGCGCGCGGCGACCGCCGGTGTGACAGACACGGGCGCGGTGGCGGGCTCGGCAGCCGACAGCGAGGCAGGCGTCACGCTCGGGTCGGTCATCTGACACTTTGGGTTCGCACACTGCGCGAACATCCCGCCAACGCCAATATCGAACGACGGATGGCCCTTCCAGCCGCACGCCTTGCAGACGAACGCGCTCAATGGACGACCCCGGCGCGCGCTTCTTCGGTGTGGCCGAAGAGGCCGCGGAGCGCCTCAGCGAGATCGCGCAGAGAGTTTGCCTGCCACGTCGACCGCGTACCGAAGTCGGTGCGATCCCACGCGTAGGTGGCTTCGGTGAGTGAAGAGCGAATACGAAGGGCGAGCGAGCGGGCGCCCGCCGTCCACCGCAGCCAGATAAAGCCCGCGGGATCGGCCTCGGGCACCGGCACCGGCAACGCAGACACCTCGCGATCGAGAATGACTGCGACCATGAGCGCTTCGGTCCACTGCTGCGCACCGATGGCGCGCGCAGTGCCCTTGCTGGCGCGGAGGAGCACGAGCGGATTATCGCCCTGCTCCCATCCCGGCGAGCCGGTGACCATGGCCAGCGTGGTCATGTCCGCATGCAGCGACCGCACATCGTGTTGGTTCATTGGGCCCCCTTGTCAGCGCGCTTCGGCGGCTGCTTGCCTTGCTTGGCCGCGGGCGCTACAGCCGCCTTGGCGCCAGATGCGGGCGGCGGAGGCTGACCGGGTGCGGCCGTAGCCATCGCCTGAGCGTTCGCGACGGCGTCGGCCTGTCGCTGCACCTTCTCGGCGGCAAGCGATTCGACGTACTGGTCGACGTTGGAGATCGCGAACACATCTTTGATGTGCTCCACCGCGGTCGCCGTTGTGATGACGCCGGCTGTCAGCGCGCCGGTCGACGTCGATACGCGCGTTGCCTCGTCGACATCGGACGGTTCGAAGTAGTCGCCCCAGCGCGCTTGAAGCTGCGGCGCCATGAACACCGTGCGCCCGCCAGCCAACTGCACGAGGAAGCGTTGCAGGATCGGCAGGGTCTTCTTGAGACCGGGAAGGAACACGCCATCGCTCTGCGTGACCAACATCCGATAGATGAGGCCGAGCGTCGGGAGCATGCACGCGCGCCAGAAGTCGGCGCGGTCGTCGTTCAGGGCGTTGACTTGAGAAGAGAAAACGAACGAGAGCGTTTTCCCGCTTACGTCGCCGCTCCCTGTCAACTGCTCAGGGTCGATCCAGACGTACTTGAGTGCTTCGCGGACCTTGCTGCACAGGTCCTGCGCGTGCTTATCGATCGCGTCGAGCGCGTCGGCGGGGAGCGTAAGGAAAGAAAGCTTCGCGTCGGGGGCGTCGACTCGATAGAGCGCGCCCGGCTCCTTGCGAATGGCGCCGCCGCTGCGGCCACCGAATCCCCACACCGTACGATCCCACTCGGTAGGCTTCGCCATGGGGTCGATCATGTCGGCGCGCGCAACGCGGCCGGGCTGGCCAAACGAATCGTCCGGCGAGATGCCGGCGCCGAACATGATCGGGTCGCCCGCATACATTGCGCCGATGTGGCGACTACTCAGCGCGTGATTGATCGCGTCGATCTCCACGAGCTTGCCGTCGTGCACGGCGATACCGTCGTATCCGCCGACCGCGAAGCTCGGACGCTGACGCGCATACCAGCGAACAGGGCAGAAGCCGAAGCCATGCACCGTCTTGCGCTGCACCGCGCTCGTTGGCGTGATGTCGTCTTTGTCCCAAACGTCACGCGTGGCATAAACCACGTCCTGTTTCTGGTCGATGACGCGGCGATATTCGCGCACCACCGGCCACGATTCGCGCGCATCCGCGTTCCAGAACGAGTCAACGTAACGGAACCGAATCTCTACCGCGATCACGCAGTCGGGATCGTTGTCGTCGAACGTCGGCGTGCAGATCTTTGGAGATATGACATCAACATACGGGAGCCCCTGTCGATACGACAGGAGCATCACCGCACTGCGCGCCACCTGCGCCATACGATACGCCTGGCGAAACGGCTGCTCGAGCCCGGCGACGCCGATCAGTTTGGCGTTGAACTGATCGGCTGTGCGCGAATCGGCCTTGTTGAGACCAAAGTCAGGGTCAAAGTCGCTGTCGTCCTCGCTGCTCATAGAGAGCACGCGAGGGAAGCGCGTGCCACCCATGGCAAGGGCTACGTTGCTGTCGACCGCCGCCTTTACGAGCGGGTATCGCACGCACGGAGCGCGCTCGAGACGCGGCGTATCGCTTTCGCGATCCAGGTACGAAGGGCGGCCCTCATACATGTTGCCATCGTAGTACGACTGAAGGATCTCCGCCTCACGCTGACGCGTAGTCTTGATCGCGTTGAGCAGCTCGCGCTGGTCGCTGATCGAGAGTTTGCGTTGGAGGATATTGGGCATTCAGCGGTGTCCGTAGCCGGAGCCCATACGGCGATCTTTGCCGCCGAAGTGCGTGTGGAGGCAGTACCTAAGACTGTCCATCGCGTGGTCATTGCCGTCCGCAATGCCCTCGAGCACGACTTCGGAATTCGCCCGGTCGCGCTTGTGGCGATAGAGAGAAAACTCCTCGATCAGGTGCTTGCAATGCGGCGCGACGTAGAGTTGCGCCCAATCGCGATCCGTCGCGTCGTCGTGGCGCACGTGCAACATGTCTTGCACAGTGGCGATGCCGTCGAGGATGGCGTTTTCCCCGGCTACTATCTTGATTCCGTACTCGCGTCGAAACGAATCGATGGAGCCGGGCCGACTTGGGTCCGCGTAGAACGAAGCGCCCGGATACAGTGTATTTATCTTGCGCGCGTACTCGCCGAACTGACTGTCTGACAGCCCATGCGTGTACACCTCGTCAAGCACGTGCGCGGTCGTGTCGCGACCGCTACCGGCGATGCCAATCACGAGCATCACCTGTGCATCGGTAAAGCCCCAATCGACGCCCACGATGTACTCGCGCCATACTGTGCGCAGGTCCGCATCGCGGATATGAAAGCCCTCGAGAAAGCCAGGATAAACTAGGCCCTCGGAGGCATCGAAGTCGCAGAGATATTCACGCGCGAATCGCTCGACCGGCATTCCGGCGCGTTGCTTGTCGAGATACGCTGCAGATGTGTTGCCAGCCGGATCACGCTCGATGGCGACGTCGTACCCAGTGGCATGGCTGCCGTAGTAGTGCTCGAAAGGGCGGCCCTCATCGTCGACCAGGCGGAACTTGCCGTCTGGACCCAGCGAGCCGCGTCCGTACGTCTGATAAAGGAGGCCGCGCCGGCCGCGTCGTGGTGTGCCAGCGACTACCTTGATCCCGTGTGACCAAGGCTCGGTGAACCATGGGCCAACGACAGAGTCAAAGAAGTCAATCGCAATGTCGTCGGACTCGTCGCAGGCGACAAGGTCGCAACGAAAACCGCGCTTGCTGGCGGCCGAGATGGCGCCCAGGAACTGGATGCTCGACCCGCCCGGGAATGTGATGAGCCACTTGCTGCGGTTGATGTCCGCGCCGAGCCAAGCCCACTTTCCATCACCCGTGAGGTCGTTGATCACGTCCTGCGCGTAGAGGTCGGTGGCCTGTTTTAGCGTCGGGAGAACCAACACGCAACGTACGCCGGTGCGCCCGTTGGGTCGCTTCTCGCCGTCGTGCTGAGCAATGAAGAGATAGAGGAGCGTGCGAAGAAAGTGGCTCTTACCGACCCCACGTCCCCACGCGAGCCCGAGCGTCCAGCCCGGCGCAAAGTGCTGGTGCACGAGCGACTGCGGGCGATTGAGCCGAATCGGATCCAATCACACTCGCGAGACGGGCTGATACCCGACGACCGACGCACCGTCGCGGACCAGCTCGATCTCGATGTCGTCGGCTGTCACGGCGACACCCATGTGCTTGGCGATGGCGACGATTCGCTCTTTGCCAGCCGCGAGGGTGCGGAGACCTTCAACCTCATCGGCCCAATCGCACATGCTGACGCCGGAGTTGCGATCTTCCCAGACGCCGCGCCCGGGACTGTAGTGAAACTTGACCTTCATCGGGACCCCTTTGCAGCGGCGGGAGCCGCAGCCTTGTCGCGGCTCGGGTAGTGGACGCCGGGCATCGCGGTGACAGCGACGACGCGCGGGCGTCGGACGTTTGCATAGGCCCACTGCTCCGCGTGAAGCTTGCAGCAGAACCACTCGCCCGAGGCGTTGCAGTGCCAGCCTTGCAGCTTCAGCATGCCTTCGACGTCGGGCGACCACGTGCCGTGCGTAGCGCTGTACGACTGGTGCATACCGTCGTTGCGGGCGTTGCATCCGGGCTGCTTGGTGCAGGACGCGACGACCATTCGGCCGCCGCCACTGTCGGGCGCGTAGGTGATGCTCACTTGTAATCCTTCAGCCCCAGATCACTCGGCTTGAGTGACCAGAGAATCTTCCACTCGCCGGTGTCGCGATCGATCTTGAGCTTGCGGCACTCCGCCATGCACAGGTCGTCCCAGTCGCCACCGAGGTCCTGAAACGCTGGAGTCGAATTGTCTACATGCACAACGATCATGAAGCGCTTGATGTCCGAGCTGAACATCAGCTCGAGAATCGTCGGAGCAAGCGGACGATTCGGTGCGAGGTCGCCAATGATGTTGACCTGCACACCCAGCGCTTTGCCGATGATGTCGGCGGTCTGCGTTGTGCGTGCGAGCGGCGAGCAGAAGATGACGCTCGGAATCTCGTCATCGCTCGCGAGCTGTGCGGCAACGGCTTTCGCCACCGCAACGCCCTCAGGCTTTAGCGGTCGCTCTCGTTCGGCCTTGGGGTCGTCGAGCGCGTCACCCGCGAACGCGTGGCGCATGACGTAGAGCTTCACGGGGCGGCGGTCCTATCTCGGCAAGTCGGTCGCGGATGAGCGCCACGTGCTCGGGCGGTCTCATCAGGAAGCACACCGCAGCGCGCGATTGCCAGCGTGCGTATTCACTCGCCGTCAGCAGGCTTTGAAGGAGTGGGTGCATCGGCATAGAGGATGCGAATCTCGGTCGGCTTCTTGGCTTCGGAGTCGGGCGCGTCGATCCCGGCCTTCGCAATCGCTTGCTCTTCCGCAACCAGCGAGTCGCGGATGCGTACGAGCGCATTCATCGCGCCGACAATGGCGAGCGGGTTCTCCGTGGCCGAAGCGTCGTCCGCGATGGACTCGAGCCGCTTGGTGCGCCGCATGATGGACGCCGTCACGCTCTCCTTCCGCTCGCTCACCGCGCTGGCCGTGGCCGCTGCGTGCGCGACCATATCGGCGCGCACTTCGGGGTCGCTGCGGAACTCGAGCGCCCAGCGATTGAGCGTGCGGTGCGCGGGGCTATTCTTCGTCGTCCGCCGGAATCGCCTAAGCGTCGTCTGGCTAATCCCCACTTCGAGGATGTACTTACGAAACGCTTCCTTGACCTCGGGGGGATAGCCCGAGCCGGGTTGAGATGGAGTCGTCACTGGTCTACCGATGTGGCATCACATGCCAGAAGTCGCGGTCCACCGTCGCACGCCCCGCAGGTGCCGCGTTGTGGTGGCAGCCTTGGCGGCGTCGCAGATCGGCGCGTGCCTGGCAGCCGACGGTCTGCGTCGCGTAGAGCGTGCTCACCGGCACCGTCAGCGCTGCGATAGCGAGGAGGATGATGGGGAGCATTGAGATTGACCAGTCCGGATTTTATCGCGGCGACCGGTGTCCGCGTAACGCACGACCGCTGGCTTATACGCCAGTCGAGTGCGCGAAGATTAGGGAGACCTCGCCACGCGCAACGCACGGCCAAGGGGGAGGGAGCCGCGGAGACAACCGCGCGAGGTCTCGTCTGTGGTGAGCGCTCCCCAGCGCGTCGAACCGGATACGTTGGGAGGCTTACCGCGTGACGCGTAGCACTGTCCCTATAGGCCCCAGGAAAGCGGCATGCTGCGCTATCTCTCGCAAGTAACGATAAGCCCCGCCATCTTTGCTTCCGCGATATCATCGCGGCATGTCCTCGGTCCATGCGTCGTCGCGCGCATCTTGGAGA